GTGTTTAGATAAATTACATACTCCTGATGAGCTCTTAGACTTTAATGAAGAGTCAAAAGAAGAAATCGAAGAATTTATTAATAATCTTTCATCTGATCAGTACGCAAAAATGATGGAATTTGTACAAGATTTACCAAAGCTATCTCAAGATGTAGAATATAAATGCGAAAGTTGCGGTGAAGAGAATAAATATACACTAGAAGGATTATCTGATTTTTTTTAATAGCTCTTTCTCATGAGAATCTGGTGAATCATTATAGAATTAATTATCAACTACTACAAAATTATAATTATAACTTAGATGATCTTGAAAGAATGATGCCGTGGGAAAGAGAAATTTATATAACTTTATTGATGGAAGATCTTAAGAAACAAGAAGCCGATAGGCAAGGAAGTTAAATGATACTTAAGCAAGTTAACCAAAATCTAAAAGATATAAAGTCTGATACGGCTTCTATCAATAAAAACTTTACTGCATGGTTTAAAGATCAGAAGCGCCAGCAATTAGATGAGAAAGAAAAAGCCAGGGAATCTAAGAAAAGAGGCGGTATGGGTGGTGCTGCTATAGGGGGTTTAGGTATAGCAGGAGCTTCTACAGCTTTGGGCGATGGTGACGGCGGCGGAGGAGGAGGTCTTAGCTTTAGATTTTTAAAAACAGCTGGCCAGATCATCGCAACAAGTTACGTAGCTAAAAAACTGGTCGATCGGCAACTAAAAGCACGTAATGCCAACGCTCCAGAAAAATCTCGTGTTAAACCCTATGCTCCTCCAAGAGCGGGAGATGCCGGGTTAGATGAAGCTAGAAGAATAAGAGCAACTCGAGGGTTTGTTCCTACAGCTCTTGGAATTACACCAGACGATATCACAGATTTTAGTGGAAGAACTGGCTTTAGTCGTGTTGATAGAGGTAGAGGCTTTATTCCTAAAGTTCTTGGAATTACACCAGACGATATCACAGATTTTAGCGGAAAGACTGGCTTTAGTCGTGTTGATAGAGGTAGAGGCTTTATTCCTGGAACAGCTGGAAGCGTATCGCAATCTAATTTTGCAGCTAAATACTTGCAACCAGCTCCAAAAGTTCCAAGCGGTTACTTAACTCAACGGCTTAACCCGGCTTCTGCTGATACTTCGCCTACGATTGGTGGAAGAATTGAGCCTGTAGTTACTAATTCTGTAGTTCCAAAAACAGGACAGCCTTTAATGCTAGCTGATGATTTGCTTGATAAAATCGCTACAATAAAAACACAAGGATATACTAGAATTGCAGCTTTAACGAGTGACCCTGAAATAAAACAGCAAATAATTGATGTTGAAACTAAGCATAACGTAAAACTCTCTTCTACTCCTGATAAGAAAGTAGTAATTCAAACACCTAAAGGTGGAGCGGTACCAAATGAAGTTCGAAGAGCAGTCATGGTTGATTTAACTTCTGTTAAAAAAGCACCAATGTCAAGAGGTGCTATGACTAGACAACTGGCTGCAAAACTTGGAATAGGGTTTATTCAAACTGCAGATGCTGCCTTAAGAATAGGAGGTCCTGCTCTTTTAGCAAACGATATCACAAGAGACATTGCAAGTAGTGATTATCTAAGACAAATAAATCCAATAGGTGCTACTGCTATTTCAGCCGCAAGTCTTACTGGCGATTTACTTAGTTTACCTGGAATGGGGATGGATAAGCTTGCAAGTCTGATGGGTTATGATACTAATTTTAATGGCAACTTCGGAGATAAAGTAGATCAAGCTGCTCTCGCGTTTTTAACAAGTCGATATCTACCGCCGCAATATAGAGTAGAAAACAACTCGCAACAAAGAATTGCAGCGCAATTAACTTCGACTCAAAGTGCTTTAATGATTCCTTCTATGGATGATTCTCCTCTTAGTCAAATGGATCCTACTACTTCAGAAATGCCAATGTCATTTGGCAATGCACCTGTAGTAATTTTTCGTGAAAATAATAATTCTGAAGACGCAACACCTGGTAATAGATCCGGGGTATCTTTGCCTTCAAATAGTGGCGGTGAAGACTCTGAAGTACAATCTAAGAATTGGCCACTGTGGGAAAGACTTCAAGGTTGGTTTAATGGATAAAGGCCCCGTAAGGGGCCTCTTTCTTTATTTCCAACGTGGCCCTTCGAACCAGGCAACCAAAGATTTTCTAACTCCTTTTGTAATCGGAGTTACTCGATGCTGGAGATAACTAGGAAAAACTAATACAGTTCCCCTAGTTCTAGAATTTTCAGGATTTTCACATTCATTAAATTCAAAATCCCCTCCTTCATAATCATCTGATTCACTTAGTTGAATAGTCATACTAAGCTTTCGATCAAAAGGTCTTTCTTCGTGCCAAAATACGTCTGTATGCCAATCGTATTTTCCACCTTCTTCAGCATGATATTCCGTATATTGAATATCACATATTTTTTGAATATCGAATCCAAACGCTTCTCTATTAGCGTATTGAATAAAATCATCATAAAGATAGTCACGAAGCCAAGACTCGCCTGATAGCCACATTACACGACTTGTCCGAGTAGAACTTTCTGATTTGCCATCAGTGCCTATCGTTGCAGGAATTAAGTCATTTGGTCTATTTGCCACAATATCATTTAGAATATAGTGCTGGGTGTTTTCGGGAAACCCATTAGGCGGGGTTAATTGCCAAAACATTTCTCTCATATTAATCTTCCGCCGCTAGTTTTGCAAAATAGCTCATAGTGTCGTCTTCTTCCTTTGTTATTGCTTCTGCCGTAGGTGTAGGTGTAGCTACAGGTGCGGGTTCAGCCGATTTAAAATTATCATATGGAATTTCATCATCAAGTTCTACTTCTTGCTTAACAGTACGAGGCACTGCTTCACCTAAAACTTGATGCATCTTAGTTTTAAGCTCATCATAAGTCTTATAGTTTTTAGGATCAGTAAATTCAGAAACATCGTGTAACTTATTATATACTTCTTCTAAGCGTGTTTCGTCTCCATCAAATAATGGCGATGGTGTACGAAACTCTGATTTATCATAATTACGATAGCCTTCAACTTGACGAATCTTTAAGACAAAGTCTGCACCTTCCCAAAAGTCAAATGGATTAACCGGCTTTTCATCTGGGAATTGAGGTTGCATAAGATCCATAATCTTATCAAAGATCTTCTTACCAAACTGATACATGAAGACTTTGCCTTCATTCTGCGGAGCAGAAGGATCTGAAATAACAAGAGCATTTACCACATAATGTAGTCTACGCTTTTGCTTACGTACTGTGTCTTTATCATCTTCGATTCCTGAATTCCACAGACGAGTATTCATTTCTGATACTGGATCTGTTTGTCCAAGAGTAGTAAGTGATTTTTCAATATACCATTGACCAGTTGGTCCTTTAAAACCATGATCCCAATAACGTACCCATGGTACATCTTGGCCTTCAGCTGCTGGCAAAAAGCGAAGAATGGCATAACCATTTCCTGCTTTATCAACTGTAGGTTTCCACATACGATCGTCGCCGTATGATTGTTTCTGTTCTCCTCCGCCTGCAGCTTGAGCTGCACTTACTAGCTTTGAGAAGTCAGTACGATTACGTTTTAGATTTGCAAAAGACATATTTGTATTTCCTTATATTGCTGTAGTATTACTGAAATATTATACCATATTTTATTCTATAGGTAAACTGTTAGTTTGAGGCAAAAAGTTTAATTTCATTGCTTCTGCCTCTAACTTATTTTTTATGATCGGAGAAATAAACTTTCGTGATTCCTCAAGATCGATTTCATTCTTTTCACAAAGATGAATAATAGCATCCATATAGGATGATTGATGTGCTTTCACCGTAGACTCAACTAATTTAGCGAATTCACTTTTTGTTAGAAATTCTTTTTGCTCGGGCATAATCCTCCGATGCCATTTCTGTGGTGTATTCTTGTCCAATATCTGGATACCATACTCCGACTGTACGTTTTGGAGTTCCGTCAGCATAATAAGCCATTGTTGTACATCTGTAAGATATTTTCCCTTGTCTTTCATCACCGTATCTATTATCAAGATAAACACCTGTATTTAGATATTTTTGTAAATTAGTGATATAAGTTTCTGTTTGCCAATATAAAGATCTAAGGCCTTTATCCTTCGAATCTTTATGCTCTTTCAAAGAAGCAAGTAAATCTTTCTGAGTTTTAATCCAATCTTTAACTTTAGATGGTGCTAAGAAATGATCATCACCTAAAGATCGAATAGACTCGTGAATAGAAAGATTTTTTGCTGGACCTCTAGCGGCACGTGCTTTTGCCATACGATCAACTAAAGCTGCTTTTTGTTCTTCTGTCAACTTACGTTTCTTTCGCTGTTTAACAGGTTTTACTTTAGAATTTAAAGCTAGCTCTTCACGCATTTGAGCTAATTTAGACTTACGTGCCATGTTCATCTCCATCATAATATATAATACTATTCTACCACATCACGAAAGCAATGTACACGTTTTTGTTTTATTTAAAATCAATGATTTAGTCGTTTATTGGCAATAATTCAATTTCGCCATCATCAAGAATTCTATATTTAAGATAATCTTTATCTATTAAAACTTTAATAGTCTTATCAATAACATCTTCTTGATCGGCGTAGGCAAATAACTTTCCAAGCATAAAGGCACAAACAGAAGCTCCAAAAAATAAAAGCCATATAGCAATATCCGAATCAATGTAAAACATATAGTTCTCCTTATGAAATACTATTTATACTAGGTAAAAGATAGCACACTATCAACACGAAATGAACGCCAACTTTCAACCTCTGTATCCCAAACAGGAATTACTTCTTCATTGATATCTCTGATTTTTTTGAGCGAGAATGGATCTTTAATATCAGCATCTGGAATAATATCTTCTTGCAAAGTACAAAGCATATCTCGTTCTTCACCATTTACTTTTTTGAATATCACGCGACATTCACGTTTCTTTAATTCAGTGACCATATAGTCACGAGAACTTGAGTCAATCATTTATACGGATCCTTTACTTTATAAGACGAATCAATGTTTTTATTTTGATTCTTTTTCAATTCCTTTACGCCCAAAGTATGCATAAAGGTGGGATC